CACCCGCCGCCCTTCAGGCGACGAGTGGAGGTCACAAGCCCTCATAAACTGTGGAGTGTAAGACACATGCCCTTTAAAGGCATGAAGATTCTTGCTTATTTTAGCAGATGAATCATACTAGCTTGCTTTACAATATTAGCAATCGAGCCAGACCACGAGGATTGAACTTCAATTGAAAATGAAGGACGGTCCGAATGCCCTCACTTTATAGAGAAGTGTGCCCTCACTTTATAGAGCAGTAGCGTTTTCCCTCACTCTATAAAGCAGATCCATATTATAATTGTTGCCCTCACTTGATTGAATATTTCAAGCCAGCGAAGCAAGTTGGTGTGGTCCCGGCGTGTTAGGTGAGCCGTTTAAGACATCTAACAAATATTTAGTTTCTTTCTTTTCTCGAACTAAATTCTTTATTTCAATCGCTGAAACTTGTATGTGACTTAACTTAGGCCAGCATATTTTGTGTAAGCGCAGTGATAGTCTGACTCTATCCGAGGAATCACTACCTCGTTAAATAAATGTGGCCCGGCCAGGGTTATCCAAGCCTGAGACTTCGAAACTCTCAGGTGGCATACTTCAAGCGGAGCGTAAGACCTAACCACCGTTGGCTAGTGGCGCAGTATGAGCGAATTAATGGATTGTAGCAAAGTAGCTTTGAATAACTCCTACGATCAGCACGCAACCGGGTTTTCGTGCCCCGGCATACTAGAAACTGCTTGTTACAGCCAATCAACCTGAAAAGGGCCCTTAACAGGGTTATTTAACTAGGCTATTTGTGCAGCCATACACTATGCAGTCTTTTACTTTCAATACCATTTTTGCTAAGAACCAGACCACCAAGATGACGACCGAGAACGCTATGCTTAGATATAAAGTTAGATCCGGACAGTTGAACACTCTGAACCTTGGCAAGATCCGCAAGATGAAAGGACGTGTCCTCAAATTGAGCAACGAACTGGAAAAGAATCCTATTACATTCAAGGAAACAACATGCATAGAGTGGACCATTGGCAAGATAACGAGAAGGATTTACTTAAACGTTAGACCAACATTAACTCAAATTCTTGACACAACTTTCAGATACAAGCAGGTAGAGGATCTGCACTGCTTTTATGACACTGACAAAACATACAGACCACACTATCCTAGAGAGAGTTGGATCAGAGGAATGACTCCTATCGCTGATGCTCAAGGAATTTTTGACGGTATGGGAGACATTTTCTTCCCATCAATAAAATCAGCATCAGAACATGTTTCCGAAGTATCACAGACTATTTCTAATACTATCAAAGAAATGAAAGAATGGTGCAAAACACCTGAAGCACCTACTAAAATAGCATCCACACTACTATTCATTGTTAATCAGATCATTATGATTCGCAACAACATATCTAGTACTACTATTTTACAACTACTACTTTCAATTCTTATGTACACGGGATTTTCTTTCAAGAAGGCTATCAAGAGCATTTATCAGCTTGTGAATTCTCTCTTTGAAGATTCACCGGGAGACCTAGTAACAGCAATGGCTGATGTAGATGAATCGTTTTCATTAGAAGATGAGGATACAGAAGCCGAAAATCAAATGGGTCTCGACGCCTTAACACCTTTCTTGAAAACACTATCAGACAATACTGATCTCGTATGTGGAGCCATTGTGACCATGATAACATCAGTATGCGCCCTACCATTTGTACCCACAAATATTAAATCTATCGTGGGTGCTGTGAAAGACGCTGGACTAATGGCTCGGGGACTTACAAGTATTTCCGCGTGGGTGAAGACTATCATAACAGCCATTCAAGAAGTTTACTACAAATCAATTCATGGCTGTACAAAATCAGAATATGACCTTATGCAACTTGTGCCTCAATTCCACAATTTGATGAAGGACACTTACACCTTACTATCAGTACCTGTAGATAAATTCAACAACTCGAAAGAACTGTGCGAAATCGTAAAGGGTATGTACATGGAATTCCAAGGAATTAACCAACAGATTGTGAGACACGGTGGAGCTCTGTCCGCAGAAATGAAATACGCCTTCTCCAAGTTAGAAAGACAATTCCTTCCATTATATGAGCAAGTGAAATTATCACCACTTTTTAATAACGTGAGCCGTGCCAAACCTTTGGCAACATGGATCTACGGAAAACCAGGAGTGGGAAAATCCAATCTTGTAAATATGATGGCAGCCCTATGTGCGAAGAAACTATACCCCAAGAAGACTTTCAATGGAGAAAATTCAGTAATGTGGAGTCGGCGCGTAGAAAATGAATATCATGACGGATACGCGCATCAGCCTTTCGTACAGTTTGACGATTGCCTTCAAATTATTGACACCAGTGTGAAGCCAAACCCTGAATTGATGGAAATCATTTATATGGTGAATGACGCCCCATACCAATTACATATGTCAGACATCAAAGAAAAGAAGACCACCTATTTCGATTCAGACCACCTTGTAGCCTCATCTAATCAAAAGATTCCTACTGCTGTATCTATCCATGATGTTGGAGCCTTCAGGCGCAGGTTCACCTTTGCCATCGAAGTTAAAGTTGCCCCCCAATATGGAAAACCCCACATGGATAAAGATCAGAACCCCTATTTCATGGTTGATGAGACCAAAGTCGCTTCAGCACTAGACACACAGATTTATCAAATACATCATTACGATCTAAACACAGGTAAACCCATTCTTATTAATGGAATGCCGAAAGTACAAACATTTGATCAATTCATTGATGAATACACAGCAACATTCAACATGATGAAGGACAGACGAAAGGACCAGAGACAAGCTATATATGCCACACTGGGAACTGAGATCAAAGAAGATAACGACCTTGAGATTGTAGGACATTACGCAGACACTCACTCTGGAGCTATTATGGAGGAAACAACCGCTACAGATCCAGACATTGACATTGTCACGAAAACAGTACATCCAAACGATATACCAGCGGAGATACCTACAACAGTTCAGGAAATTGATCTCTCTGACAGAATTGTACTGACACTTCAAAAATTAGATCAGGAAACAACTAAGGACTTGAATGATGAAGAGGACGTTGATCATTTTGAAGAAGTACCATTGGGAGAATCAAAATTGGTAAATGACACCCGTGAAGTCTTCAAGAAGAAAATTGGAAAAATGCCAGGATTGTTTTCCCGAGCTTGGGAGAGGATGAAGAGCATGTACGACAAAATTAAAGGCATTTTCAAGATCACTGGAAAGAAATTGCTTATCATGGCAGGAGCACTAGCTACTTTGGTAGCCACTGTGTTCCTCTTTAAGCCAAGAGAATGCGCACTTAAGGGTGAAGTGGTTGATAATTTCAACTTCTTTGCTAGAGTGTGCGGCAGTGGTTGTGAAAATTGCGAATACATTAAATCTACACTCGGATCTTCAATCAACTTTGGACTAGGACAGGAAGCGAAAATTCAACTTGCGACCTGGAACTTGAGAGCAGCTGAGATTATGGCCAGAAAGGACACCAATTGGGCCAAATGTGTGCAGTACTGGACAAACTTTCTGAATGATTGTAATGACACCATGCAGTTGGCCGAGGTTGCTACAGCCCAATCGCGAAGGCTTACCTCGCGACGACGATCTGCAGCTAGACCAGAAGCCTACGGACGAACAGCATCCTACTCAGCTAGACCAGAAGCCTACGGACGGACATCTTCCGCACCAGCAATAGCTGAGGCCTATGGTCGGGCTGGAGAAGTAGTAGCAGAAGTGCAAGCCGGAGCATGCTTCGACTATCAATCCATTTCTGCTGCCTCAGAACAGTACGTGCGCATCTTATTCCGAAACTCAGCGTCTATGATTGCTGACGGAATGAGAGTTGGAGTGCTTTTCTTGACAGGGCGAACCATGCTATGTAACCACCACGCATGGGCTGCCGCAGAGAGGAGAGGACAATTTCAACTGCGCAATCCAGGAGCCATTGAGTCGACCACGATAAAAATCAAAGAATGCAGATATGAACGAGTGAACCGAGGAGGTGAATATGACCAAGATCTGATGATGGTAGAGTTGCCAGTGCATGTACCCATGAGACCTGACATCATGTCAAAGATCGTGAAGGGAGCTCATCAAGGAGGACTTGAAGAGCGAAGTGCAACTCTTGTTGGTTTCAACCGGATTTCTGGTTTGGAAACCCTGAGTGAGAAGCCCATCAATGACCTATCTGTAACTGACATCAAAACAAAAAGCCAAGACGGACAAGTACACACCATCAGGAAAGGATATGCCTACACTGCTGTAACACGCGCCGGAGATTGTGGTAGCTTGCTTTTCACAAATTCCACTTTAGCCGAAGGAAAACTTATCGGTTTTCATTCAGCAGGAATCCCAAAAGATGGCGTCGGATTTTCCGAAGCGCTAGAGAGAGGAACTCTTGAGGCTACGATGAGCAAACTACAAGTGAAGAAATGTACAGCAGTTGTAGGAGAAACTCAAGGCATGAAGAAGCTTGCTTCTTGGCATGATTTGGGAGACGTGATACACCATGGAGATTCTGAATTTGTACCCCAACAACCCACCCACCACGAACACAAACCATCCATCTTGAGTAACGTACTGGCTGAGCCAAAAGCAAAGCTGGCCCACTTGAAACCCGTGAAGGTGGGAGATGACATTATTGACCCATTGAAGAAAGGACTTGCCAAGGTAGCCAATACCCCAGGAAGACTGGATGAAAAGCTACTAGACCTTGCTGTAACTGATGTGAAGCGCACTCTGAATAACACCATGGATGAACCTCATTATGGGGTAATATCCTACGAGGAAGCCATCACTGGAGTTGAAGGCGACGCCTACATTTCACCTGTTAAGCGAAGCACAGCACCTGGCGAACCCTGGAAATCGATGAAGAAAACAACCCTCCCTGGAAAGAAGGAATGGTTGAATGTCATTGTTGACGGACAAGCGACTGACGAATATCGAGTAGACGAACCAACCCTCAAAGCTGCAGTTGAACACCGCATCAATGAAGCTCGGAAAGGTGTGAGAGTGCCCGCTCTCTACACTGCCACTCTGAAGGATGAGAGGCGCCCCGCTGAGAAAGTTGACGCAATAAAGACCCGTGTTTTCGCTGCCGCTCCCCAAGATTACGTACTAGCCGTCAGAATGTATTTCGCAGACTTCGTAGCTGCCATTATGGATGCTCGCATTCATGACGAAGTGGCAGTGGGAATTGACCACAGGAAAGAATGGCCAACGTTAGCGAACTATCTCCTGGGATATGGTGACAACTTTATCGCTGGAGACTTTTCGAATTTCGATGGCTCGCTCCTCTCTGAGGTAATGTGGAAGATCTGTGAAATTGTCAACGAATGGTATGGAGATTCTGAGGAAAACCAGTTGATCCGTGAGATACTATTTGAAGACATTGCAAGTGCGTACGTGAACTGCCGTGGACATGTTGTACAGTGGACCCATTCCCAACCATCTGGAAATCCACTTACTGTAATTGTGAACTCAGTTTTCCAAATGATCATGTTCCGGTATGTGTACTTGTGGCTGAAAGCAGAGCAAGGACTCCCCATCGTGTGTGACTTCCGTAAGAATGTTCGCATGGTGACTTACGGAGACGACGGTATGCTATCAGTCAGGGAAAGAATTGTGGAGTGGTTCAACCAAGAGACTATCACCCAAGCATTTGCCAAATGTGGCCTCACCTACACCGACGAGGCCAAAACTGGTAAAGTGTACAAGACCCGACCCCTTTCAGAGATTTCCTTTCTTAAGAGATCATTCGCTCAAGTGGATGGGATCTGGATGGGAGCTCTTGATCGGGATGTAATCTATGAAATGTGCCTTTGGACCCGCCCCAAGTACGAGACGTTGCAATGTCAAGAGAATTGTGCCGAAGCTTTGAAGGAAGCCGTAGCGCATGGCGAAGAGTTCTACGAAACCTTTGCCGACCAACTTGACCAAGCGATTTATCGTACAGGAAACAAGCTAGATGTACCCATTTACACCTTTGGGGAAATGATTGAGGAGCTCTATGCCTCCTATTATTGACTAGCTTGTCCCCCGTCTTTGACTGCAGACATTAAAAACTGTCAAAACCACGTAATCGTGGGCGCTAGTGAGTGTGATCTTGCTGACTCTTCCAACGGACGTAAAAGTCGAGTTAGTACTGCTGCTCATATTAGTGCGGGTGAGCTGTTTAGCTCGGAGACGCCTCGTGGCAGCCCCACAAAGTCTCATCCCGTCCTCGGGTCGCCGTGCCATTGGGCAATGCGCACAGCTGGGATTGCGAAATTTCAGTGTGGCCTAGAAAAGATACTGCCTGCTCCTATTACCAACAATACAACTAACAATGATACCAATATCGACTCGAATACCATGAGCCCTAATAGTAATGACATTTTTGTAGATAATTCACAGAACGTCCAGCAAACACCCCGCCAGATGGACACTACAGTAACATCAGAAGTAGTGACCACATCTACTGGGGAAACTTTCACCTGCATGGGCGATCATAATACACAGAGCATTGACAATATCTTAAAAACATACACTTACATCAAAAACACAGGATGGACAGCCGCAACCAAGCCACTGCCTTCAGTACCTGACACTTCAACAACTATTGATGACTCGGATGTGCTTAGCATTGATTATCCTGGGGATTACCTCAGTGATAGCCTTGTACAGAGCAAAGTTGAGTACTTCAATTATTGGAAGAGTGATATGGAATTTGAAGTGAAAGTAAACAACGCACCAACCCAACAAGGGTGCCTTTACTTGTGGTATGAGCCCATGAGAGGAGCCAATTTTCCATTGGCGAATACTATACAAAGGGCCGGTTTAGCTCAATTAACATCCTATCCTGGCGTTACCTTGAATCTTGAAACAACGGACACCGCCACTCTTCGCGTACCTTTTCTTTGGTACCAAGAATACTTTGACCTTACTTCAGCCGATTCTATGGGCAAATTTCATGTATCTGTATTAGCCCCCTTAGCTGGTGAGAGCTCCGCTGCTCAAGTGGAGATAATTCTCAACATGCGATGTGTTAACCCTGTCCTTAGAGTGCCAACTACAAAAGCGACCGCCTTCTTCGCCGAGGCCCAAATGGGTCCCGAGGAGCCACGAGGTGGAAAAATTACGCAGTTGGCCGATGGGGTGACTCACGTTGCTGAAGTCGCTGAAGGTTTCCCTGTACTCGCCCCTCTCGCTAAAACAGTGAGTTGGGTTTCACGAATGGTGGGCAATGTTTCCAACGCCCTAGGATTTTCCAAACCCTATTCCATTCAAGAAACTAAGCCCGTGTACAGAATTCCTGGCTTCGGAATCCAGCAAATTGAAGGTGTCACACCTGGCGTGAGTTTCGGAGCAATCCAAGACAACGAGATCAAGCACACCAAAGATGGAGTTGACGAGATGAGTTTTGACTACATGTGTTCCCGACCAGTTGTAATTAAGTCGCAGCAAATTGCTTTGACTGAATTCAACACGAAGGGGGATACGTGGTACCAAACTCTAACTCACCCAATTCCGGATGACATCAGATACACCCTTAATCTTTCTGAAGACACAGTTTCTGGAGGACCCATGCAAATGGTAGCCGCCCAATTTGACCTATGGCGCGGCACACTAGTGTACGACCTGGAATTAATAAAGACCAAATTCCACAAGGGCCGTTTGCAGGTGTCATGGCTCCCAGGAGTCAAAGCTGACCCTGGAAGCATAAACATCAACAAAGCTTACACTAAGATTTGGGATGTAGGAGTGTCATCTAAGTTTAGATTTAAAGTGCCCTTCGTTCTTCCGATAGCCTATGCGGATGTCTCGAAGACCCGAAAGTTCGGTAACCACCTGACCATTCCGGGGTACACTGGTATCATTGTAGTGAAAGTTTTCAACAAATTTAACTATCCTGATACTGTTTCAAATCAACTTACACTCCTTACAAAGTTATCTGGTGAGGACATGGACCCCCAAGTCCCCCTGATGAGGGGCGTCTATGCCAAAACCGGTGACTTGCTGCCTGCAGACCCTCCCGCGGACGAGGCAATAGCTGATGTCCAAATGGGTTATGAGGATAACTTTTCCGTGCCTTTCTTGAATGACCGAGTTGGAGGAGAGAGAATCTCGTCCATGCGACAGCTGTTGAAGAAGAGCGCGTTGAGAAGTGGAAACCGATGGAATGAATGTAACACTAACGTCCTTGTTTCTATGTACACCTTCTTTTCTGGATCTTTCACTCATACCTACCATGACCACCCTCCAAATCAGCCAGCGCAACTCCAAATTGCGCTGACCAAGGTAGGTCCCTACACCGATAGCTCTGCGTTATACCCATTTGTCCTTTCAACAGATGGGGTTACGCAAGTGAAGGTGCCTTTCTATAGCAACTTTCCTTGTCTACCAACTAAGAGTTGCTATAATGGACTTGTTTCCAACCACGCTGGTGCCGTTTACCGTGCTATTGGCGATGACTTTAACGCCTGGTATCTCGTTGCTCCTCCAGCAATGGTTGTACCAGTCGACTAACTTTTTCTTAAT